GTCCAGATAGTTACGAGGTTACACAGTTTCGTCCAAGGTCGGAGTATCTCCACCGTTTAGGAGGAGGGCTCGCACGCTAGGCAGAATCTTCCTAGCGCGTTGCAACCTTGGATACAGGACTTGTATCAGCGGCTTATTATATGGATGGTCGTGATGAGATGACCCCTTAGAAAGGAGGTCCCATCCCCGTAAGAGCGCCTCAAAACGCTCTTCCTTCAGACCCTTGTTGAGACGCTGGAATTCCAGAACGTCCTCGACATTACCGTGGAATGCCTCCAAAGGCAAGCCAAGATACTCGGGTCTACTCTCCATCTGGTCGATGGAAAGCGGGTCCCAGGCTTTTGACCTGGGTTCCGAACCAGAGTAGCGATGTTCAGCCAAATCAGAGTACTTGTAAGAGTACCAATTGGCCATCGCTACTCGGATCTGGACGACTCGTTCGTTCTGAGAGTTTCCGGGAGCTGACAACTCCCACGCCATAGCTTTCGCAAGGCGCTCCTCGAACGGCAGTCCCCTCGGGTTCCAACCGAATCCTACTGGTGGTGCCGCATCTGATATGAAGCGAGCCACCTCCCTTTGCTTGGGAAGTAGGGTCCGGATGGTGCGGGGTCCCATCGATTTAACTTGTTCAAGGAACGAGTTGTCATGAGACTCATCCCCATACTTAAGCCCGTGGAGGATAACATTCGGCAAGATTACTCTTCCTGCGAATTCAGCCACATCAGTTGAACTGAGTGACTTCTCCTCGGAGATGGAACAGCCGATAACAGCCAATACGCGCCGATACTCTGACGCCACCGAGTCATCCCAGATGACGATGTCATCACCAAGGATCCGGTAAGGGTAATCCGCTGATCGTAAATCAGCTTTAACCCCAGGCGTCAAGTTGAGTTTTCCCAGCTTTACACATATGCCTCTTACAAGGGCATGGTGAGCTAAGGAAAACAATGCGAAGCAGGGTCTTAAACCTAATGGTATACCACGGTTCCACCGCAACACGATATTCTTCTTAGATATCGGGCGAGCACTAAATGGGATCAACCACGATCCCTTGCTCACACTCTCTAAGAGAATCCTCGCCGATCTAGGCACCCTTGCGAATGCCATGACCATGTCAACTAATTCATAAGGGAATAAATCAGTTGCGTTGCTCAAGTCAAGAGAGTGACATGTCACTTTCTTCAACTTGCCCTGGACTGTGAACACGCCAGCTTCCTGCTGGTAGCAACAATCCTGTGGAACCTGTCTCAACCATCGAAACGCATAGACTCCAAGAGGGTCAAGTGCGCGTTGGAGGACGCGATTTGGATTCGCGACCGCGCGCAACTTGTAACCGGGTTCTTGAATGAACCCTATACTGCCCACATGATGCAAGGGCCTCACGGCCCCGGCATATGAGTCAATCTCTTTAACACGACCGGACCACGGCGTTCCAATTACCACCGGTTCTATCAGTTCATTACGAACTATAGATGGGAACGGATTGGTGTCTAGGATCGCTCTAAACTGGTGAAGTAAAGAGCTTTCAGGTAGGGTTGACCTACCATGAGGTATGCGTTTTCCCTCTCTTGGCTGAAAGGTCATCAGAGGTTCAGGTTTAAGATCATAACGTCCGGGCTTAGGTAGGGTGCCTAATCCGATGGAGACGTATGATTGTGCTACGCGCAGATCAGACTTCTCAGGCTTCGGTTTTCGCACAGCGGTCGAGAATTTC